CTGTAGCGCGAATTTGATTTACAAAACCCCTAATGTTTAAACTCTTTAAATGGATTTTACGTCCATTTCTTTGCCAGGCAGCTGAACCTTGGGTTGTAAGATTCAATGGGACAATGCTGACAAGATTATTGCAGGGAAAAAAAGCTTGGGTATTCCCTCCTGCTGGATTGATTATGTCTACCGACTTAATCTCGCCTGTGCTAGCTCTTTGTAATGAAGTATTTGATACTGCTCTACCCCTAGGTAAAGCACGATACATGGCAATCCGCTGTGATTCCGCTCTCCTCCTCTTCGCTGCTTCGTAACTCTTTGAATATTCTTGAGATGCTTTTCTTTTCATTGGTGTCGAACGTGATAATCGGTAGTTGAAAGGTTGGTTGATTTCTTCTATGAAGCTCGGCCTTGGACGGCTTGCTAGTCGAAAGTTTTGGTCCCAGAGAGACGTGTTGTTACTGGGCGCGGAACGCATGAAAAACATTTCCGACCCGTGGCACTAGAATTTATTGTGCACTTTAAATAGGGACTCGGGTCGGGGTATAGTATTACCCCCGACCCCCTAGTACCAGTACCTAGTACGGTACTCTGAGTCCCACAATTTATTCCTTGTGTCTTCCGGACCGCTTTAGCGGTGGAACGACCACATGGATCGCACCATGGAGATGAAATCTCCATGAGAAACAACGCTTAATTTGGAACAAATTTTATTTATTCTTAGGAAAAGTAGCAAAAACAAAGTCCCAATCTTCGTAGAAGCTATGCAACCTCGTCATGTCCTCCATTCTTTCCGGGCAACAGAGAGAGCACTTTCTCCACGAGAGATCTTCTTCCTCCTTTGTCCACTTCTTCTCCGACATGGTGGACAAGATTGATGCGGCGATGGAGCTGCGCGAGGTCCTCAGGGACGTGCTCCTTTCGGGTGGAGAAACACTCATCGGGATCGTAGGGACAGGTGATGAAGATGTACTTGGGGACCCACTTGACGAATCCTCCCTTAAACTCCACATCGATGGGGTATCTGTCGAGTAATCGAAGAAGGAAGGCAAAAGATGTGACATGCTTGGCTCGGAAATCGTCGAAAATGGCAACAAGTTGCCCGTCGTATCCATCAAACCACCGTAATCCTCCGCTGGAGATCCATATGTCGGAATCTGATCTCTGATCCAGACGTGCCAAGGCTCTTCCGCATTTAAACGCGCATCTTGTCTTGCCAGTACCGGTTGGCCCCCAGAACCAGACGACCACGGGCGGAGCAGATCTTGAGGGCTGCGACAAGGATCTGAGAACGGTAAGACCTTTGTGAAACTTCACAACAGCCACGGCGGAGTCCGTTTCAACAGCTAGATCACGGACACTAGCACCTTGAAGGATCCTCTCCGCGGCCATATGAATGTCGGTACGCTTACCTGGAGTAGGTAGGCTGCCGTGAACGAATGCATTGGAGTCTTCCTTGGTGCAATAGGCAAGCGAGTCTTCGGGCCTCCCACGCATGCATTCGATGTGAGCACGCGCGAAGCCAGGAGATGTCTTCAGTTTGGAGAAGCTCCATTGAGTACCAAGTATGCAAGCACCTAATTTATTGTAAGCATAACTCACAATTGCAGACAAGAAAACGCTCGGCAACACAATTACCTTGCAAGTGAGGTGTTCCATTCTCCCCTACTTCCTTGCCCATCACAAACCACTTCGTCCCAGCGGCGAATCTCTCGAGGTGCCCGTATTCTTCCTCCGTCCAATTGTTCAGGGTAAACACAAATCTAGAAACACGTTCACCAGATTGATTCCTTTGACGACGTACAGGTCCACCTTGCGCGGTTCTAACTGGACCATTTCCAGGAACGGTAACGGGAGCGGGAGCGGCATCGGTAACGTTAACTTGAGGTTGCATGTTGATCAGTGTGCAGTGTACAGTGTGCAGTGTGCACACGGGCTTAAGCAACAACTGAGGAAAAAAAAGTGGTAAACAGAAAGGTAGGAACACGTGGACACGTGACGGAGTTAAGAACTCCGGTAACCGCTAACTCCCTAACTCCCTAACTCCCAAAAAAAAGAAAAAAAAGTGCGCCCAGCCAGATTCGAACCGTGAGGGTACTGATGCGAGCCTCTTTACAGTCGGCGAGTCTTAGCCACTGAGCCAAGTGCACATGATGAAAACTAAAGACAATTGTACACTACATAATCAACTTCCCCTGGGGCGCAAGCGCATGGGGCTAATACTTTTAAACACGCGATAGCTCCTGCAATCTGTATTCTTTTTACATAAAATCACATTTATTAATCATAAAATCTTAATCTAGCACTTAAAGTAATGCCGTAGCCCTCTTCAGTACTTAATTTAGTTCCGAAAGTAACCAATAATAAACTTCCAGTTGCTATATCTCCTATAACACCAGGAGTACTTTCGGATCTATAAGTTGTTTCTCTTCCCCCCAAAGGAATAAATGCTTTAAATGATAATTCTTTAGTATTTTGAGCGGGAGTTGTAGCGTTAGTGGCAGGTAACCACCACTGCCAATCTCTAATAATTTCGAATCGATCTCGATTATTCAAATTTAAATTTGAAGTTGTCCCGCTATAATTGGAATCTCCTGCGGCGTTCACCTGATCTCTGAGAAGATCCTGAATTGAGGGTAATGCTCCGTTGGCCTGTTTATCATATACTATGAACATACGGACGAAATCATCATCTGCGACTGTAGCGCGAATTTGATTTACAAAACCCCTAATGTTTAAACTCTTTAAATGGATTTTACGTCCATTTCTTTGCCAGGCAGCTGAACCTTGGGTTGTAAGATTCAATGGGACAATGCTGAC